CAATTCCTGATGGCATACGAACTGACTGATGGACGTATTGATACCATCGCTAAGATGAACCAATACATCTACGGTATGACTGCTGACCTTGGTAAAGGTATTATTAACCTGAACCCAGAGGTCGAAAACAAGCTGATTGCTGGTGTATGGTCTAACGTTTACAACAGTATTCTTTCTGCATTTGTTACGCCTATCCAAGCAATGGTAGGTAACTTTGGTGGTATTGTTTCACAACCTATTTCGCACTTTGCTGGTGCAATCATGGCAGGTGATCTGAAAGCAGTTCAACGTGGTTGGATGGCTTACAGCTCTATTGGTGAAACCATGCAACGCGCCCTGCCCTATGCAGGTGACGTGTTTATGAAAGCATCTCGTGAACCTGAAGCAGTACGTGCTGGTACACGTCTTGACCTGCTGTTGCAGTCAGAGCGTGAGATGGACTTCCTTAAACAAGCTGCTCGTACACAAAAGGAACAAGGTAATGATGGTCTAGAGTATCTTGTCAACCAGATTGAAATGCTCAACGACCTGGGCAAAGATCCTATTCTGCGCTTTGGTCCTAATGCTATGACAGCTCTGGACGGATTTAGTGGTGTATTCAATGCATCTGCTGAAGCCCGGTTCCGTGCTATGGATGAGTTAGTTGAAGCTGGTAAACCTGTTACCAAAGAAAACCTCAAACCTATTGCTGATAAGTACTACAACCAAATGTTTGGTTCTGATGGTATGTTGTCAGACGAAGCAGTGAAGTTTGCTACTGGTGAAATGGCGTTGAACCTTGACACGCCACTAGCTTCTAGCGTTACAGATCTGACTAAAACTGTTCCAGCCTTGAAACCATTCCTTATGTTCCCCACTACGGGTATGAACATGATTGATATTGGTGGCAAGTACAACCCTATTTTTACACCTTTCCAACGTGATATTAACGAGCTGGCTTATACCCCTCTTAATGACCTGTTTGGTAATGAAGCACGTATTGATGAACTTCTAAGGGCACGCAATATCAATCCTGACAACATGGATACTATTGCAAAGCAAAATAGAATTGCTGACCTTAAGTACACAACTCGTGGTCGTAAAGCTATGGGTGCCATGGCAGTTACTTCTGCTATTGGACTGTTAATGAACGGTCGTTTGACTGGTGATGGTTTGATGGATCGGGAAGCACAACGTTCTCGTGAAAAGCAATCTAGCTGGAAGAAACGTAGTATCATTGGTCCTGATGGTAAGTACTATTCATACGAGTGGCTTGGTCCTCTTGCTGACTGGGTTGCTTTTGTAGCTAATGTTGGTGATAACTTCGACATGCTTGGACAGGCTCAGACTGAGCGGTTCTTTGAAAAAGCTATGTTTATCCTAGGTGCTTCTGTTACTGACCGTACTGGTTTGTCTACACTGAAACCTTTGATGGATATGCTTTCTGGTAACCCTGGAGCTGGACAACGTTGGGCTGCTGGTTTTACCAACAGTCTTGGACCGTTGGCTGGTCAACGTGGTGAGTGGTCACGTGTATTTAGTGAAGGTTTGATGGAAACCAATGATGATTTCCTGTCTGCTATTGCTAACCGTAACCGTTTCCTTATTGAGTTTGACCCCTCTAACCGTGCACCGTATGTCTACAGCCCTGTAACTGGTAAGAAAGCAAACGGTTATGGTTTGATGCAACGTGCTTGGAACGCTCTGAGTCCGTTGAAAGTTCACGCAGAACAATCTGATGAAGAGAAGTTCCTGCAAGATATTGAGTATGATTATAACACTACCTTTAAAACCAAGGATGGTGTTAAATTGACGGCAACTGAACGGTCTGAACTGTTTAGGTTGATGGGCGAACAAGATCATTTCCGCCGTGCAATTAAAGAAATCATGCGTGATGCAGGCGATTGGAACAGCATTGTTCGTATGCGTAACCTGCGTCGTCAAGGTAAAACATCTGAAGAAGTATCACTTAAAGAGTGGGATTTCCTTCATATTAGGCTTAATCAAGCCAGACGTGATGCTGAAGCTTTTGCTTATCAAGAAATGGATGCAGACATGTTTGCAGCTATTGAAGCACGGCAAATCCAACAGCAGCTGCGTCAAGAAGCTAGTGGTCGGGGTGAATTCCTTGACATTGATGAATCACTTAACATTCGTAGGTAATTAACTAATTATGTCGTGTTCTGACGTACAAACAATTAAAGCCGGCGACGGGTCAAAGACACAGTTTTCTTTTGATTTCCCGTACATTTTTAAATCTGAGATCCACGTTTATTTCTGGAACGTTACAACTAAAGAATGGGACGAGAAGCTCACGACTGATTCCACCCACCCCTGGCGGATTACTGATGCTAATCCAACTATCGTAGAGTTTACAGGAACTGCACCGCCAGCGCCTGCTACACCAACAGTTCCAAATGAAACAGCGGAAGACAACGTACGGATCCGTCGTATTACCAAGGTAGACGACATTCGTGCATTGTTTAACCCTGGTTCTGCTATTCGGTCTGACGACCTTAACAAAAATTTTGAACAACTTCGTTTTGCTATTCAAGAATCGAATTGTCAAGGTATTCCTGATGATGTAGATGAATACTTGAAAGAGTATTACTGGGATCGTTTTGACAATACAGTGTATTCTACTGGTACTTGGGTTAGTAACGATACTAAAATCGCTACAACCGCTGCTATGGATGCACGGTTCCAAGACGAAGCAACTGAAACACTAACCAAGGCTGAACTGGCTGCAGTTAATAATGTAATTCCTGATGATGACGTAGCACTTCCTACTACAGGTACTCTTAAGGATTATGTTGACCATGTAGTTGAAACTGACATTCTTGTCAATTCTACTGGTCTAACTAAAAGTGGCACTAATGGTCAAGTAACTCTTGGTATTGCTCAAGGTTCTGTTGATTTGGATCGTATTAAGCCAGCTGACATTATTGTTTCTGGTGAGTCTAATCCTAACAACGACACCACTATTGCTACAACAGCTAAGATCGATGACATGATCGATGCTGCTATTACTGGTGATATTGCTGTTGATAGTACCGGTTTGACTGTTACTAATGATGGTGATGGTACTATTACATTGGGTATCGGTTCTAATTCTGTTGACTTCGATCGTCTTAAAAACGACGATATTATCACTAAAACTGAACAAGATGCTGGTTCTCCAACCGCTGCTGATACTAATATCTTTACTGCATCTGCTGCTGCTAAACGTTTCGATACTCTTGTACAGACTGGTACTCCTAGTGAAAGCAGCTATGAAGTTGGTAAAACTTGGTTGCAAAACGACGACGATCAGACTCTCAAGATTTGGAACGGTAGTACTTGGCTAGACGTTGCATCTGGTGGTTCCTTCCGGACCCAAGATAAAGTTATTTACGTTGATGCTACTGGTGGTGATGATAGCAAAACTGGTCACCGCATTAGTGGTCCTAAGCTGACCATTAAAGGCGCTATTAATGATATTAACGCAGACATCAGCACGTCTATTAAAACTGCTGGTTCTGGCTATGCTAACGGTTCTTACCCCAACGTACCTCTTACTGGTGGTACTACTGGTTCTGGTCTGCAAGCTAACATTACTGTTGCCGGTGGTGCTGTGACCGCCTGTACTGTTACAAGTACAACTACACTAGAAGAGTATCAAATTGGTGATATTCTGTCTGCTTCTGACTCTAACCTCGGCAGCGGCGGTGGTTCTGGCTTTGAGCTGGAAGTGACTGGTGGCGGCGACGGCATGACCGTTATTGTGGCGGCTGGTGTTTATCAAGAAATCGCGCCTATTCAGATCAAGCGCCGTAACGTATCTATTATTGGTATGGCGTTGCGTAGCACTATTGTACACCCAACTGTTGCTACACAAGGTGACCAATCTGATGGAAACCATGCGTTGTTTGAACTAAACAGCGGTTCGTTTGTACAAAACTTGACGTTGACTGGTATGCAAGCCAGTAACTCTGGTACAAACACTCTTGATTCAGATCTTCCTGCACGTCAGGGTTGGAACTTTGCGTTTTACAATAACTGTGTGATTACTAAATCACCTTATATTCAAAACTGCACAAACTTCTCTGATAGTGAGATTGATAACAGCGATCTCCGTGCACACCGTCCACGTGGTGGAGACGCTGGTGATAATGATTCTGCACCTACCGGTGGTGGTTTCTTGGCTGACGGTAACGTGCCTAAGAGCACAAGCCCGCTTCGGTCTATGGTTGCCGACAGCTATACTCACGTTGGTTTGAATGGTCCTGGTATCCTTGTTACTAACAACGGCTATGCCCAGTGCACTTCTAGCTACGCCTTCTTTAATAAATACCACATCAAAGCATTGAATGGTGGTCAAGCTAACTTGGCTGCATCTACCACTGACTTTGGCGACAAAGCGTTGGTTGCTGACGGTAAATCTACTGCTGCTATTTTTAGTGGACAAGTTAAAACTGCTGCCGCTAATGGCGCTATTACATTTGATGTTGACAACATGTCGGCAGGCACCGGTTGGTTCGGTGATTCTACTAAACCAGCAAGTAACATGTTGGTTACAGTTAATAGTATAACTTATCCTATTTTGTCGTCTACTGTTATTAGTGGTGGACATAGAGTTACTATTAGCCGACCTAATCCTAGCAACCGTAGTCAAAACCTAGGACTTAACGGCGCTATCGCTGAAAACGCTGCTGTACAATTCTTCCTTCGTTCTATGATTGCCTCAAGCGGGCACACGATGGAATATGCTGGTAGCGGTACTGATTACCGTGCATTGCCTGAAAACGGTGGTGTACCGGATGAAGCTAAGCAAATTACTGAGCTTAACGACGGTAAGGTCTGGACTGCTGTTACTGATCACAACGGTAAATTTAAAATTGGCGGTAACCAGACAGATGACCCGTTCTTTGAGGTAGACCAACAACGTGGTTTTGTTACTATCCCTGAAGGATCTATTGCATTTAACCTGTTGTCGGATCTGACACCACAGCTTGGTGGTAACTTGGATGTTAATGGTCAAGAAATCGTTACTGATGCTAGTAATGAAAACATTGTCCTCAATCCCCATGGTACTGGCTCTGTAAATGTCAGCTCTAGTAAAATTATTAATGTTACTGATCCAACTGATGATCAAGATGCTGCAACTAAAAAATATGTTGATGATACAGTTGCTGGTATTGACGAGGTTGTAGAAGATACTACCCCGCAACTTGGCGGTGATTTGGATGTCAACGGTAAGAAAATTGTAAGTGTTAGTAACGGTAATATCGAGATTGAGCCTAACGGTACTGGTGACATTGTACTGGATGGGGATGTTGGCATTGGAGTAACAAGTCCCGCCGCAAAATTAGACGTCGCAGGAAACATTAAGTTTGCGAA